TTGTTTAGCCGCCGCGTTGTTATTAAAAATACCAAATACACCCGCAGCCCCAAATTGTATTTGACAATTTAGTTCTTTAAAAAATAATTGAATTCTTAAACCAATAAAATCAACGTAACTTAAAATTGTTAATACAAAGAAATTAAATCTATGATTTCTAACGGCATCATTTATAGGGAAATAATTAATTGTACTTGAACAATCGCTACCTTCCGCTGGCCAAATTTCTTTAATACCGATAAATGATTCTCGTCTATCTCTTTTAAAGAAACTAAATAATTTACCTAAAGCTCCGTCATTATAATATTTGTTAATGAACTGACCTACAGTGTATGTTCTTCCGTATCTAAATTTATAAAAATAATCTTGTGGTACACCTCTTTTACCGTCGGCAATTGCATCGGCACTTTTTCCTAATATTTCATCAATCGCCGCAGTTGGGTAATCTGTAATAGACGTACTAAATGAATATGATTTTGGGTCAATAGTACTATATAATCCATTATATCCAGTATCACCAATATGATATTCTCTAATATTTGGTACTAAAATTTTACCCGTGAATCTATTCCTTTCCCCCGTATCTTCACTTAACGATAATCTAAATCTATATGTTGATTCTGTTGGAATACCGATATTTTTATTTTTAGATTCAACAATTTCACCAAATTCGTTTGTTGTTATGTATTTGGTATTCATTGGAATCCTAAAAAAGAACCTACCAAATTCATCTATGGTTTGGTCAATTTCTATTTTTTCTAATATAGGTCTATTGTAATCGGGGTCACCGTTAGAATCTTTTTCAAATTCTCCTGTGAATCTGATTGCTTCGATGTCTCCCTTCATTGTTGTAAGTCGACATTTTTCTCCTTGTTGATTATCAACATTACATCCAACTCTCAAAGCATCTTTTCCAGAATCGGTAAATGTCCCTCCCATTACTACTGAATACGGTTCAATTCTAATTCCTTTGTCTTTTAAGTCAAAGTCAGTTCTAGTTAACCCAATTTGACATAAATCTTCATTTCCCCAAAAAGGATAAACTTCAATTGTTTTATCAAAAGACACAATTTGAGGAAGACTCTCCAAATTGTTTGATGACATATAAGTGTATGTATTTTCAAATTTTTCCGCAGAAACTCCTTCATACATCAAATCATATGGGGCCAATGATTGACAACCCATATCGGATAAATCAACATCGACGTGGATTCTTTGTTCTCCCAATCCAACACCCCAAATCATAAAATCCCCCGCGTCGTTTGTTTTTACTGTGTATTTGTAATATTTCTCATACACTTCTAAAACTTCCTCTCTAGTTAAAATGTCTCTTTGGTCTGGAAATGTTCCAGTTGGAGAATGTCCTGAATGTTGTTTTCTTGATGGCAAAAGATTATAACGATACCCATCCTCGTTTTGGTCACCAATTTCTTTATATGGATATAAAGCAGAAATAACTGGGTCCGATTCGTCTTCTGATGATAGTGGGATAAAAATGGAAACTCTTGCGTTTGGAACACCAAAACCGTTATTTACACTAACTCTACCACAAACCACACCATAATCGGCACAAAGAGAAGCGTATATCTCTTTTTGTGTAAATTTTAAAGACAAAATCTCTAATAAATCGAAGTCTTGTTTAAGTTCGACTTTTACAATTTGGTCTTTACCAATATTCGTTGAAATTCTATGTTTTTGTATCATTCTTATAATAAATAGAAAGCAGACTATTTTCCATTATAATAAGAAAAATTTTAATTAAAATGTAGTCGAAGTGAGAGGTTTAACTCTAACTTTAATATCTTTATTTGGGAATCTAATTTGGAAAATCTGATTTGACTTCATATATACGGTCATATCCGCCTGTAGAATTTCTTTAGTTGCGGGTGTTTTATACGATTGAGCCACTTCAGCTTGGGAATATTCTCCTCCTGTTTTGTTAAAAACTCTAACTTCCACAACGTTAACCACTCCACTTGTTGTTCCAATTTCTTTTAGCAACTCTCCAGTGAATAATGGGTCACCCATTTTTCTTTTCTCAATTGCGAAGTATGAAATTGTTTTTTCAATAATTGATTTAATTACATCTGATTCTATTTCATTTCTGTCAATAACAACATCAATCTCTAATCCAAGGTCAATAACTTCTCCACTTTGAATTTCAACAAAGTCGTTAATCATTCTATATTGTGAAATATATTCTGTAACATTATCTTTTAATGTGTTTGAAACTACGTCTGTTAGGTTACCGTCCGAATCGTAAGATAATAATTTAATTTTCACTTTATTATCTTCTTCCATCACATTAACCTTAGCGGCTGCTCCAAATGTAGGTGGCATATTTTCAATAACTGATTTATAATCATTTAACGTTACCGCCCTATTCTGTGCTGCGAAATTATAAGAAATCATATTTCTAATTTCATCAATTGTTGGTTGATCCGCCCCACCTATTGCCGGTGTTACGTTTGTTACTCTTAACGATTGGATAACTTGTGAATTTACAGTCGATACCGGTCCGTTTACGTTAAACTCAATGTTATCAACACTATTAATGACATTAACCCCTAAGTTTGAGTTTTTACCTCCACCTATTCTATATTTTACAAATAAAGTACTGTTTGACTTAGGTACTGCACCTAATGATACGTTGTTCAAATAAGATCCTAAACTAACTTTTAAATTACCAGTTATGAAATTATCTAAGTTTGACATTGGGTCTACCGTTCCTGAACCAAATGTCATTGAATAATACCCTTCTGGTGTATATTCAGTCATAAACTTATTAGTAACCGAAAGATATGTTCCTGGTATGAAATTATCTTTATCTGATATTTTTGTTGGGTCTTTAATGAATACTTTATCTTCCATTAGAGACTTTACCTCATACCATTTATTAGTTGATGCGGTAAATTCTGATGGTGTTGGATTAGCCCCGAATGAGGTACCTTCTTTATGTATAACCGATACAATACCTAATACGTTTTGTTCAGGTAAAAAAAGTTTTAAGAAAGGTTTCTGATCTAATTCTGTTATAACTCTTCTGTATATCCTTGAGACTCCATTTACGACCGCTTCTCTCTTTGTGATGGTATATGACACCAATCTATTGTTACCGTCGAAATTTGGTATCTTTAAACGATTTGGTTCACCTTTACTATTAAAAGGGTTTGAGAAATCAATATCTTCTAATGTTTCAAAAATTTGACCTCCTCCTGATATTTGAGCTCCCGCCTTTAATAATCCCAAGTACTCTGTTTTTTCTTTATCTCCCGCAATCGGTACATTTATTGAAAAATCACATAGAGCAACTGATGGTCTATTTCCTGGAATTCTTAAACCATATGTTTTGGCAATATGAAAAAGGGATTGTCTTTGTTGAGCGAAATCTAACATAGTCTCCTGCCATACTCTATCAATATGGAAGTGTAAGTTATCCGCCACCGCAGCGTTTAAATCTAATAACACAGAAAATATAGATGCGTCATTAGTGTTTTTAATTAATTCTGGATAGTAATCGTTAGTTAGATTTACTAACTCCTGTCTTAACCCCGCAAAATCCCTAGTTGCGTATGATATCTTTTTAGCCATTTTATATGTTTATAATTACAAAGTCGGATGACGTGAATGATCCGTTATTAACCGTGTAGTCTATTTTTACTTTTGCGGTGTATGGTTTACTTGTAGCATCCGATACTCTAAATAGTCTCTCATCCTCTTGTTGTGAATATAATTTAGTTTCTTCGGGGTCATTTTCTGCCGATACTACATTAATCGAGTTAATATCTAAATTCGGGATGTATTTCTTAACACTCTCTCTTATTTCATCTTCGTTTTGGTCGAAGATATATTCATACAATCTAGTACCAAAATCAGGTAAATAATATCTACTACCTTTTCTTGTTAATAATAAATGAATCAAATTCGCACGAACTTCTCTTTCGGGTGTTTCTGTCATCCTTAAGAAGTCACCTTTCAAACTATTCCTAAATGGAAAATCTATACCGTAAGTTACTGCCATATCAAATAAATATAAACTAATCCAAAATGGTAATAAATAAAAAATCCAGCCGAAGCTGGATTTAATATAGTGTCTTGATATTCACCCCCTGTATTCTCAAAACCTGGAAGCTCAAGGTACGCCTTGACGACAGTAGTACTTTGAGGGAGTCTCCCATTACTTTATGAACCACATCCCTCACACTCGAAAGGTGAGTCTGTTGGTCTTTCTGATGTCATTACAACTTCAGGTGTTCGTTCACTAATTAATGTATTATTTGTTGGTACTTCAACATTATTTACGGAAGGTGTTTGTTCCACAGGTTTTGATGCCGACACATCAACCCCTAAACCTTTAAGAGCATCTACCGCTGCTCTTGTTCTTAAATAATACATACCCGTTTTCAATCCTAATTTCCAACCAAATAAATGTGCAGCTAACAATTTAGGTTTAGTTGCGTTATCCACAAATAAGTTTAATGATTGTGATTGGTCAATAAACACACTTCTATTTGCAGCCATTTGTAAAACACGTTTTTGAGACATTTCCCAAACTGTTTTATAAACTTCTTTCATTTCAGTAGGAATTTCAGGAATATTTTGAACTGAACCATTTTCCATAATTAACTTGTTTTTAATGGTATCGTTCCATAATCCTAATTTTAATAAATCATTAACCAAATGTTTATTAATCATAATAAACTCCCCACTCAAAGTTCTACGAGAATATAAGTTAGTTGTAAATGGTTCAAATGCTTCATTGTTACCTAAAATTTGAGCGGTCGATGCTGTCGGCATCGGTGCAACTAATAATGAATTTCTAACACCATAGTTCACAACTTCTTTTCTTAAAGATTTCCAATCCCAACGACCTGATAAATCTTTGTCTTTTTTACCCCACATTTCAAATTGGAAAACACCTTTTTCAATTGGTGATCCCACAATAGATTCGTATGGTCCAAACTCCTTAGATAAATCTTTAGAAGATGTCATCGCCGCAAAATATATTGTTTCGAATATGTCTGTTTGTAACTTATCCGCATCTTCACTTTCAAATGGTAAACCTAACATACAGAATACATCCGCCAATCCTTGAACACCAAGACCCACTGGTCGATGTTTAAAATTAGAACGTTTTGTTTCTTCGGTTGGGTAATAATTCAAATCGATTACGTTATTCAAATTCTTAACAACTTGGTAAGTGTATTCGTATAGTAAATCGTGGTTGAACTCTCCATCCACAATATATTTTGGTAATGCAATTGATGCAAGATTACAAACTGCTTGTTCTGTTGGTGAACTATATTCAATAATTTCAGTACATAAATTGGATGATTTAATTGTACCTAAATTCTTTTGATTTGATTTGTAGTTGGCGGCATCCTTATATAACATATAAGGTGTTCCTGTTTCAATTTGAGCGGTAAGGATTGAATCCATTAACTTTCTCGCTTTGATAACTTTTCTTGCTTTCCCTTCTTGTTCGTATTTTTCATATAAGTGAGTGAACGCTTTATCATCTGGTGAATCATACACATCAGATAATCCTGGAGCCTCATCTGGTGAAAATAAAGACCAATCACCGTCTTGTTCAACTCTTTCCATAAATAAATTTGGAGTCCACATTGCTAAAAATAAATCTCTAGCTCTCATTTCTTCTTTACCGTGATTTTTTCTTAAATCAATAAACTCCATAACATCGGAGTGCCACGGTTCTAAATAAATGGCAAATGAACCTTTACGTTTTCCACCTTGATTAATCCAACGGGCAACTTCATTATAGGTTTTCATCATTGGCAATAAACCGTCTGATTGTCCACCTGTTCCTTTGATGTATGCACCCTTAGCACGAACATCGTGAACGTGAAGTCCAATACCTCCAGCCCATTTAGAAATTTTAGCAACGTCTTTGATTGTGTCAAATAAACCGTCAATATCATCACCCTTGTTACCAATTAAGAAACAAGAAGACATTTGAGCTCTTCGTGTACCCGCGTTAAATAATGTTGGTGTTGCGTGTGTATAAAAGTGTTGAGATAAGTCGTCATAAATTCTTAACGCCATATCCAAATCACCTTTACATATACCGACAGCAACTCTCATATATAGATATTGAGGTCTTTCAACTACTCTATCTCCAATCTTTAAAAGGTAAGAACGTTCCAATGTTTTATATCCAAAGTAATCAAATTCTAAATCTCTTTCTTGGTGAATAGCACCGTCTAAAGACTCTCTATTTTCCATTACGAATTTATAAACATTCTCATCAATTAATGAGGATTCTTTACCTGTTTTTGGTTCAACAAAAGAAAATAATTCTTTAATACATTGTGAAAACTTTCTATGTGTTGTTTTGTGTAAATTAGACACCGCTAGTCTACCTGCTAATTTAGCATAATCAGGGTGAGTAGTAACCATAGCCGCGGCGGTCTCAGCAGCTAAAACATCTAACTCAGTTGTCGATATTCCATCGTATATCCCTTGTGTCACCTTTAAAGTAACAAATGTCGGGTCAATATATTCTAAATTTAAATCACTACAGAAAACACTTATTCTACGTGTTATCTTATCATATCTCATTTCCTCTAAGGAACCGTCTCTTTTTTTTACTTTCATTTGTATACTATTTTAGAAGTCCATATCCTCGTCAAACGCGGAATTTAAATCTTCGGTTGTAACATTATTAACTCCTGCCTTTTGATATTCGGCAACTCTTTTCTCAAAGAAATTGGTTTTACCCTGTAATGCGATGTTCTGCATAAAATCAAATGGGTTTTCCGAATTGTAAACTTTAGAACAACCCAAGGCCATTAATAATCTATCAGTAACAAACTCAAGATATTGGGACATTAAGTCAGAATTCATACCAATCAAACGAACTGGTAACGCTTCTAAAATAAATTCCTTCTCAATTTCTAAAGCTCCGCAGATAATTTCTTTTATTTTCTTTTCACTTATCTTTTTTTCAATGTGATTGTTGTAAATATGACAAGCAAAATCACAATGCATACCTTCGTCTCGTGAAATTAATTCATTGGAAAATGTTAATCCTGGTAATAAACCTCTTTTCTTTAACCAAAAAATGGAACAGAATGATCCAGAAAAGAAAATACCCTCTACCGCCGCAAACGCTAAAAGTCTTTCAACAAAAGATTCAGAATTAATCCATTTAAGAGCCCATTCAGCCTTTTTCTTAACCGCAGGAATAGTATCAATTGCATTGAACAAATAGTGTTGTTCTTCTTTATCTTTCACTAACGTATCAATCAATAGTGAATATGTTTCACTATGAATATTTTCCATCATAATTTGAAATCCGTAGAAAAATTTAGCTTCAGTGTATTGAACCTCATTAACAAAGTTCATTGCTAAATTTTCATTTACAATTCCATCAGATGCCGCGAAGAACGCTAAAACGTGTTTAACAAAATGTTTCTCATCATCATTTAATTTATTTTCCCAGTCCGTTACATCTTGACTTAAATCGATTCTTCAGCTGTCCAAAAAGACGCCTCAGACTGTTTGTAAAATTTCCACAAATCGTGATGTTCGATTGGGAAAAGGACAAAACGTCCTGGATTGTCTTGTAAGATTTTCTCCGTCATATTTATTTTGTTTTATTTATTGTTAAGTAATTCTTGTCTTTTCTTAAACGCCTCAGCCGCTCTGTTTGCGTTGTTTTGTGTTTTTTGTTGCTCCATACCAAGTAAAGTATTTTGTGATTCTGTATCAATCACAAGGTATTCATTATTGAATTTACAGTTACTAAATACCACACCATCTTTACCTATACGAGATTTTAAAAGTGATAAAGTTGCTAGGTTTTGTTCCTTTTGTTCTAAAGTCTTACCTATTGACATAATAACGTGAGCAATTTGAGCTTTCTTAATAGAACCACCCATTTGGTCACCTGTTACAACTTCTGATGAAATTGAGTCTCTATTACCTTGTGTGGCAGTCCAAATGGCAATATCGAATTCACTTGTCATCGCCTCCAAAGATCTCATAACTGAACCTTCACCTTTCCACTCTTCACCGTTTGTACTTTTGTCGGTTGAGATACAATCCACGTAATCAATAAGTAATAAATCCATCTTAAATCCGTCAGATTTCATCTTTCTAACGATGTTTTTTATTTGGGATACTGTTACACTATCTGAAGGGAATTTCATTAATTTAAGAGATCCTGAAGACCTTTCTTCCGCCTCTTTAACTAATCTCTTAACCTCCTCAGCATTTGCAGGTTGGTCATCAGGAGTAATACCTGACCAAATAGTGTAGTGTTTTCTTTTAATGTTACCTGGATTATCCTCGAAGAAAATTTGTACAACATTAAATCCTTGGTTATATGCGGTGTTAGCAAATTTGGTAAGTAATGTTGTTTTACCCGTTCCTGTTGGTGCCAATACAACCCCTAATTCTCCTCGACCTAATCCACCTTTTAATAGTTGGTCAACCCCCGCAATTCCTGTTGGAATTGGTAATCTAAAGTTATCTTCAAGTGCTTCATCAATATTGTGGAAAACATCTACCGCCTCATCATTGTTGATACCAACCTGTAAAGCTCTTTTAATGATTTCCTCAATCTTATTATAAGATTCAAATTCACCACTTTCGATAATGTTATGAACATTTTTAAGTTCTTTCTTTAAGTTTTGTTGTTTACAAAAATTAAGAGCTGTGTCCATAACAAATGATGTGTCCTTATCATCATCTTTAATGTTTTGTAAAGTATCTAAATGTACCCTATTTGTATCTTTAGTGCCAGACTCTGTCATTATTTTTTGTGACAAAGTATGGTAGTCAGGTAACTTGTTGTACGTTACGTATAATTCCTTGATATTCTCTACGATATATCTGAATGAATTGTTGTCGAAATATTTACTGTCTAAAAAGTCTATAATTGTTTCTCCGAATTTTTTGTCTTCAATAACCGCTCTGATGAGTGATTGTTGAAAAGAAAACCCTAAAAACCCAAAGTTTTTCTCCTGTTGCATAATTTGTTATGTATGTTTATTAAAGTTGATATTGCAAATAT